TCACCAGCATCAAACTTTTTTAATTCATCTGTTATTTGTACAATAATGTCGTTGTAAGCAACAACAATTTTTTTTGCTACGCCATTTTCATACCTATTAAGGTTTATGGCGTTACGGTATAACGCTTCTGGTATTCGTTGCCGTTCTATACTCATTATTCATTTTCTGTTGTTGCTGCCTGTTGGGGTGCTTCAGTTTCTACCAAGCCACCCATTTGTGTTTTGTTCATCATTTCTTCAATATCAAAATCTTCAGATAATATTTCACCTTCAACAAGTTTTTTAAGTAGCTCCTCTTGGTCAATAACACCTTGGGCATATATTTTAAGCAATGCATCAACTTGTGCTGGTTGTAAGCTGCTGTCAACAAAGTCTCTATTTACAAAGGTTGTACCAGCAACACTTTGTTTTAAAAATTCAGCGTGATATTTAAGGCAGTTATCAAGCAAGTCTTGTATTTGTTGTGATAAAACCATCAAGGTGCTGTCGCCTTGTGACCTTTGTATTCTTTGCGATTGGGCAGTTTCAGCCGACATTTTTTGCCCAAGTATGGCAGCCAAACCAAGTTCATTTATTTGGTACTCAAGTTTGTCAATCCTGTCTTTTTGTGCATTAAAGCTGTTACCATTTGGCTCAATGTAACTTGCACTGCTGCCCTCTGGTAATGATAAAGCTTCACTAGGGCCAGCACTAACCTCTTCTGCTGCTGCTGGAAAACCAAAAAACGCCAGCATAGGTACAGCACTTATATGTAATTGATTATCGTAATCACTTTGTATTTGGTAACTTTTAATATTTAACTCGGCAATATCCTCAAGTGGTGGGCGACTTTCATAAATACCAACTTTGTTGCTATAAGCAACACTAAAAGGTATAAAGTCCAAACTGGTAGTGCCTTCATCTACCTTTACAAAATCGCCATCATCATTACGTTGAAATAACATAAAACTATTTGGCTCAAGCACCCTTATTTGTTCAACCGTTTCCTCTCCATACTTACCTTTGGGTCTTACAATGCGTTCCATAAGTCTTAGCTGAGTTAGTACCCTTTGTCCATCTTTTACCTCTGTGCGCCAGCCAATTATGTCTCTTGGGGTATATGGAATCCAGTAAGGTCGACCTCCATTTGCAGGGGCATCAACCAAAACACCAACATGGCCATATCTAATACAAAGCCTACTAATGTTATAAACAAAGTTGGTTAGGTTATTTCCTTCAAGGTCGACATTAAATAATTGCTCTTCTATTGCATCTGGTACATCTGAAAGCCGCACTGGTTTACGTGTGAGCATACCAGCCAACATACGTTCCATACGTACATAATATGGTGGGCAAACTGACCTACTTAGTCGAACGTCATAGCTTTCATCTTCCTCTCGTGGTTCTTGTTTTAAATAAATTCTACTTTTACCCCTTATTTTACTTGTACCTTCAACCAAGTCCTCAATTAAACCCCAATGGCTTTGCATATTACGCCACGCCTGATTTTGCTGCTGTACCTC